TATCTATTTCCACTATTAGAAATATTTTAATTGTTTTGAAACTGACTCCCATTTTTAAAGTTCATCCGATGAATGCGTAACCATGCGTAACCTAAACGATGAAAGTGATGACAATCTTCGATTGATAGATCCTCGCTGCAAAATTTGCAAATCAGAGCATCTTGAGGAGATTAATAAAATGCTGATTGAAGGTAGGTCCTACAGCGAGATCATTACAAAATTCCCGGAACTCAAACTCAACAAGAACAACATCTACCGCCACAAGAAGCACTTCAATTTTATCAAAGCTGGCGTGGAGAAATACGAGAAGGTAAAACAGCAACTCGATGAAGGAGCAGATAAAGTTGTAGATGAGATTAAAACCCTTGATGCAACTATAGCGAGGATGGAGAAATACGTCATGACAATAGACCCAGAGAAGAAAGCGAGAAGCCTTGAAGTCTGTGCCAATACTATGCTTCGAGCAATTAAACTAAAACATGAGATCGCTGGGAATATAGAAGACCCAACCTCTAAATTGATGAGATGGATTAACGAGACATTAGAAGAATGATTGATCTTGACTTTGAGAATATAAATAAGAAAAAACGCAAAGAAGTTTTAAAAGACCCTGTATTATTTACTCAGATCTTCCTCAACCATGAACCTCACAAAGCTCAGGAGTTAATCCTCCATGACAGTCACCAATTCATAACTATAGTGGCAGGCAGAAGATTCGGAAAAACAAAAGCCATGGCATTCTCAGCAAACCACTACGCAATAACACATCCTGATAGCATTCAGTTTATCCTTGCCCCCTCATACAACCAGGCAAACATAATGTTCTGGGAAATAACAACATTGCTATCAAAATCGATAATGGTCCACCTTGTCGAAAGAATATACAAAACTCCCTTCTCCAAAATCATATTCAAAAATGGCAGTGAGATCCACGCAAGATCAACAACAAAGCCCGAATACCTCAGAGGCCATAAAGCACATAGGGTAATATTGGATGAAGCCGCTTACATTTCTGATGAGGTTATCAGTCAGGTTGTCGAGCCGATGCTTGCAGATGTTAACGGATCCTGGATCAAGATAGGAACACCATTCGGGAAAAACCACTTCTATGATTCTTATCTGAAGGGCCAATCTGAGGAATTCGAGGACTATAGCAGCTACCACTTCCCTTCAACTGTGAATCCACACATTTCACGAGAATTCATCGAGAAAAAGAAGAAAGAATACGGAGAGAATTCAATAATCTTCCGAACTGAATACCTTGCAGAGTTCGTTGAGGATCAAAATGCTGTATTCAGGTGGCAGGATATTCAGAAGAATGTTGCAAATATCGACTTTCAGGATAAGGGAGAGTCAGGCAGGTTATATGTCATCGGTTGCGATCTGGCAAAGTATCAGGACTACACTGTTATCATAGTCCTCGATGTTACAGAAATACCATTCAAACTGGTCCACTTCCAGCGCTTCAACCGTAGGCCATATGCTGAAACTATCATGAAGTTGAAGGAACTGTACAAGCGATTCAACTATGCCAAAGTATTGATCGACTCGAGTGGTGTTGGGGATCCCGTACTTGAGGATCTGCAGGATATCGGAGCTGAAGGCTACGTCTTCACATCAAAGTCTAAGGTCCAGTTGATCCAGAGGTTGCAGGCAGCTATAGAAAATGGAGAGGTAAAGTATCCTTATATTGAGGAACTTGTTAAGGAGCTGCAGTTCTTTGAGTATCAGCTGACAAGGACCGGCATTAAGATGGAAGCTCGCTCTGGTCTCTATGATGATTGCGTAATTGCTTTGGCATTGGGTGTATATGCTGCAGACTCGGCCCTACCGGATGAAGCAGATTGGGACTTCTTCTAATCTTTTTTAAGCACTCTTTCAGCTAGTGGCTCGGCCATGATGTATAAAAGACATCCAACAAAAGCTGCTAAGACCCCTGCAATAATGTTAGACGAATAATATTCCCCAGCAAAAAACAAAGCTACACCTAATAGCATAAAAGCAAAACCTATGGATATAAATGTAAAGCCTGCAGTCATTATTTCCGAAATCTTGAACTGCTTATTTAGATACTCTTTCAATTCCGGGTCCATGGTTTAATTTAAAAACTAGTTAAATAATCTTTCCTGACTTTGCTTTTTATTATCCCCTAAAGACAATCAGAACATGGGTGTATTCGATATTTTCAAGCGAGAAACTGTAGAGCTGAAAGAGACAAATGAGTTCTTCAACCTCTCAGCAGATACTTTGCTATCTCTGCTCGCAAACAAAGCTTCTGCAGATCAAGTCTACACTCCTGACTTTCAGCCAGAGGGTGGCTGGGATAAGTGGTGCTCATGGGCTGCCAAGCAGGGTAAAATCGCTCGTATAGTTCGCTCACTGGCAAAGAACGCAATGTCATTCGACTTTGCTGGCGAAGATGAGAAAGCTCTTGAACTCGTCAGGCAGATGGCACGCAAAACCCATCTTAAAACAGTTCTCATCCTTGCCTTCAAGGACTGGCTTGTTTATGGCAGATGCTTCTTAGAGGCAGTATGGGAGACTAAAACTAAGGACCTCATCAAGGTAAAGCGAGTATCCCCGCAAACAATGACAGTGTTCCGGGATAATGAAGATGATGTCAGGAACCTCAAAGAGTTTCTTAAATCTACAGAATACGCAGATTATGCAAGCGAGCTCAAAGCAGGAACAGGAGATAATATAATCGGCTTTGCTCAGTTCTGGGATAAACGCCATGAGAACAAAGCTATTTTCTTCAAGCCTGACGAACTGATTTTCATTCCTAGATACCCTGACCACGATTCTCCCGATGGCATTTCGTTGCTTCGGGAGAACTACACTGTAATCATGAACAAGCTTGGGCTCGAGAAATCTCAGGCGATAATGGGCAAACGTCACGTGGATCCAAAGCTCAAATTCATAATCCCGGATAAATGGTGGGGTCGTCGCAAGCAGATCATCGACAAAATCAAGCAGGGACTGAAAGCTGGCCTCGATATATTCCTGCCAGAGGGTATGGACGTTGATATTCTCGAAACCAAGGGCAATCCGATGGCAGTTATAAGGGCCCAGCAACACATCGAAGATCAATTCATAGCATCCATGGGATTTGCAGATTCATTCACAGAATCAACATCCTCAAACCGCAGTGTAGGGGAAATACAGCTACAGTTCTTTGAAAGAGATATCAGACCTGAAAGAGCTCTGTTCGCTGAAGTTCTCGAGGACCAATTAATCAAACCATATGTTGAAGCTAAGTTGGGTAAGGGGGTTGAGCCACCACAATTCCAGTTTGAAGACCTGACACCGGAGGACCAGCTCGAGAAGATTCGTATTATGATTCCTCTCGTGCAATACATGACTGAAGGGCAGCTCAAGAAGTTCTTTGAAGATCTCGGTTACCCAGTTCCTGAAGATGAAGAGCAGAACTTCTCAGAGAAACTAAAAGCAATCGATTTAGCAACTCAGAAGGGGGTTCCGAAACCTGTTCTCAAGGCATCGGTTGACGTAAGAGAAGAGTTCAGACAGGAAATACTCAAACTAAGAGAGGAGCTTAGAGATGCTCTCGGAATTTGAAATCTTTGATTTTGCAACCCCTGATGAAGAAGCTCTAAGAGTCCTTGAAACTCTCATTCTGCAGAGAACCCTTGAAGCTAGAAAGCGGGCTGTAGAGATTCTTGCGAAGTACATCGCTATGAGCTACTACACCGGTGCTGAGAAGGCAATCGACCAGTTAAAGCTCCCAGTCCAACCCACATCAATTGGAGTTCAAGGGCTTGATGCTGTCATTAATGAACTCTCCCCAATTCTGGAGGAAACATTTGGCTACCTTGCTAAGGATCTCACAGATGTAATTGAAGATGGCATAAAGAATAATCTGACATACACGCAGATCAAGCAGCAGCTTCAAGAAAAGCTCAAAACCTTCGGCGATCGCATACCGTTCAGAAGAGCAGGGCAATACAGGGAAATAGTTCAAGTATCTCCATATTCAGGAAAGCTCAAACTTGTTAAAAAGAAAATCAAACGGAACGTCACAATCAAGACTGAAGCTTATGCCAATATGCTTGCTAGGACAGCAACAAAGAAGGCATACGCTTTAGGGCATATTGAAGGGTACAAGCAAGCTGGTATAAGGAAGTGGAGATATACAGCTGTTGCTGATGAAAGAACCCGGCCTGAACATTTAGCATTACATGGCAAGATTTTCGAGGTGGGGAGCGAAGAAGAACAGCTTGCCTTGAAGGTGATGGGGGAGCCTAACTGCAGATGCCGGCCCATCCCCTTCTTTGATGATCCGAAGTATGATACTCCTGCTGAAGTTTACGAGCGAGAAAAGAAAGAGTGGGCGAAGCAAGCGTTGGATGAAATGTACTTGGATCAGGGAGCTCGCTATGTTGCATCAATCTCCTTCGGGGACAAGAGAACAAAAGAACGAATGATCTCTGATCTGGCTGATAAGTTCAGGAGAAATGAGAAATCAAGAATGCTCATTGGAATTGCTAAGATTAAGATGCAGGAGCAGATTATCAAGACCTTCGACACTTTGCATCAGAATTTCACACACAATGGAGTTAAACATGCAGTAAGACATGCATCACGAGAAAAATTTAAGATATTTGAGATATTAGAAGTTAAGAGAACTGGGAAGCTCATTGGAAGACTTGAAGAAACTGAAGTTTACTGGGGCACCTCGAAGCACGGAACTCAATTGGCATTGTATATCAGTGACGGGAGAATTAGAACAGCATATAAGTGTCCGGAACATTGCCTAAAAGACCTGTTGAAGAGGGTTAAGAGATGAGACTATACATCCTCGAAGAAGATTTGCATGAGGCTGGATTGCCTCTTGAAGAGGCTGAATACAACGCTAAGGTAGAGGATGGTATTGCGATAGTTTTTGGGAAGATGAGTGATGGTACATTCAAAATTAAAGTTGTAAAAAGTGATGGTAGATTTTCCATCGAAGTTCCGGATGACATTGTCAAAAGAGTTCATCTCAACGATGATGAACACTACCTCCCTGCATACTACCACACAAAAGACGGGATTATAGCGTTCCACGTTTCCTGACTTTTCTTTATATTTTCCTTGAAAACTAACTCTTTCATGCAAGAAGTAACAGTCGATTTAACAGTATCCGCTAAGGATGCAATAATACCCGATGTCTTTGATTTTAGCGAAACAGAAGATAAACCACTGAGAAGAAGAATAATAGCGGTAAGCGAGGGCAGACATAATGGCATCAATTTCAGCGGAGATGAAATCAGGCTAATGGTAGAAGATGCAATAAGGCTGAAAGAAGAAGAGAACAGAGCTTACTTTGCGGTTCCACTTGTACTGGATCATTCTTACAGGTTCATCGACAAAGTTGGCTCAACATTCAATCTATTCTACGATGAAGAGAGGAAGGCAGCAATAGCTGATGTAGAATTCTGGCAATTTACATCAATGCTCAAGGAAATTGCTGAAAGAGTAAAACGGGATCCGGAGAACACCTACTTCAGTGTCAGGGTTAGAGGACAGCTTAGAGATGATAATTCGATAACAGATCTAAAGCTAATTCATATTGCTCCTGTTTTGGAACCCGCAGACAGTAACGCTCGCATTATTGGAGAATTAAAAGATGAGGGGGTGAATATGTCTAAAACTGATGAACTTGTTGATTTGGGTGCTGTCCCAAACAACCCGTCTGGATATAAGAAAGCTGAGATGAACACACCCTGGAGCAAACCCAATCTGGAAGACTTCACAGACAAATCGTGGGATGAACTCAGCGATCAAGAAAAGAGAAAGATTGCTTCTCACTTTGCATGGTCACCAAAGATGCCACCTAACACATTCTCAGATCTCAAGCTACCACATCACAGGCCTTCAGATGGAGCAGTTGTGTGGAATGGTGTAAGAGCTGCGATGGCTGCTTTAATGGGAGCAATAGGTGGTGTGCAGATTCCTTCTGCAGATAAAAGAAAAGTGTACAGTCACCTAGCAGCACACTACAAAGAATTTGATAAAACTCCACCAAACTTTGAGGCTCTTGAAGAAGCTCTTGAACTTCTTTCTGACTTTGCTTTAAATATTGACGAGAAAACAGATTCAAGCATGGAGGTAGAACTTCAGGAAAAAATAACCAAACTGGAAGAGCAGGTTAAAGACCTGACAGCAAAACTCAGTGAAGCTAATTCCAAACTCAATGAAGCTGATGCAAAGCTCAATGAAGCTGATGAGAAAGTGACGCTCATGGCTGAAATTCTTGCTTTGGACAATGAAGTTGACAAAGAGTTTCTGAGATCATTAAGCAAAGAGCAGCTCGAGAAGTACAAAGCTGATTTGGAGAGAAGAGGTACTAAAACGACAGAGAAGAGCCTCAGTGGTAGCACAGACGAAGATCCGTTTGAGCTCGCCAAGAAGTATTTTGGTCCTGTAGAGGAGGAGGTGAACTGATATGGCTGAGCCAACAAGCCCTGTTGTTTACGATTTAACGAAGCAGCCCCTACCTGCTAAAGTTGACACAAATCAAACCAAGGATTCGGAGGGCTACTACTACAGACAAGGGGACTTTGTTGAGATTGCTGGCGATGAGACAGTAAAGATATCATCGACTGGGAGTGGAATTGGTGTATTACAGACATCAATCCACGAGAATCAGGCCCCAGACGGGCTTGATAGCAGGCACAGAGTTGCAGTATTGACGAGGTTCAAAGCTTGTATTAAGGCAACTGCGAATGGAACAATCTCTGCGGGAGATATGGTTAAAATCACAGGCAACAAAGCTGTGAAACTCGACCCATTAAGCCAGGATGTTGATGAAGGCGGAACTGCAACATACACAATTGCATGGGATGCAAGGGACTTCTTTGGACTTTGCTGGAAGGGTGGAGCTGACGGAGAAGAGGTTCTAATACTGGTGTGAGGTGGTGAAAGTGTCTAATGTAAATCCAAGCCCCTACTCTACAATTGAGCTCGGATATATGGATCATCCAGCTTTACAACCTGAAGTGATTGTGGCAAGAGTCAAGCAGGTCTATGAGAAAACACTGATTGGCAGACAGCTACTTGGAACTCCACAGCCAATTCAGGGAGATAGTGTTTCTTGGATAGAAGAACAGGACATAGTCGGCAACGTCGACTGGATAACTGAGGAAGGCGGTTTTCCGGAAATTGACTTCAAGTGGGCAAAGAAGGCCAAGCCAGTCAGGCCATACGGTGCTTACTTTGATGTTACACTGATGGAGCGCAGGTGGGCAAGAATACAAACTGTAGGCAGGAAGATTAACAGAGCTGTTTACAGGATGAGAAGGTTCGAAGATGATCTGATCTTCTATGAAATCTTGAATGCTTCCGGTATAAACACATTCGATGGTACAAACTGGACCGATACTACAACAGGAGATCCAATTAGTGATTTAGAGCATGCTAAGAAATTAATCTATGATGCAACTGATGGTTTGGAAGCAACAGATGTGATCATGAGCTCAGCTATGTATGAGAGACTATTGAAATTCGATGTTGTCAGAAATAACAACTATCTGCAGTCACAGGTCGTAGAAACAGGAAGACTTCCAGCACTTGCAGGATTGAGGATAACAAAAGACAACGCAGTTGATCCGAACGATGATGGTCAGGTGGTTGTTCTCAGAAGAGGAGATGTGGGATATCCTGCTGAATCAATCCCACTGACAACTGTTCCAGTTAAGGGAGATAACTTGGGCAATCCATTGCTTGACTACAGATATTTCGTATTCGCAATGGCTGAGCCAGTCATTGATTCACCGGAGTTAATCTGCGTAATCAATGGACTCAAAGCCTAATTAATTTTTTGAGGTGATATCTATGCCTAAAAAAACCGTAAAAGCTGAAGTAAGAGCAACAGTTATTGAAACTAGGGATTTCGTTGCAAAGAGAGGAGATGTTGTGGAGATTCCAGTCAATGAAAAAGACCAGAGCCCTGCTGTTAGGCATGCTCTGAAGTCTGGTAACCTCGTGCTCATTGATCTTGCTCCTGTTAAATCAGAAGAAGTTAAGGAGTAATCACGAATCACGATATTTTCCTAAGGAGATGGAAAATATAGGCTGAGAGGGCACATGGCTGCAACTATTAGCGATGTCAGGTTACAGATTGGAGACACTGAGACACCTTATTTATTTGAGGACCCAATGATTCAAGATGCCCTCGATGAAGCTTCAGATCTTCTACAAAGAGATGGGATAAGTGTTGATTCAACTTCAGGCAAAAGAGCACACAAGCTTTTAGCTTCAATTTATCTGGTAAATTCTTTTCTTGGTAGGATTAAGAACAGAGCGGTCAAGTCAATCAGAGAGGGAGATGTAAGCATTGACTACGTTGACCTGCAGAATCAGGTGGAGAAGTGGAAGACTGAGCTTGAAGAAATAAGAACAAGATTACAAGACCCACTTGAAGCAGTTTATGACAATTACTGATTTTGATTATCCCTATACGATTCAGCTCGTTAAAATTGCAGAGGGTTATACTAACCAGTCAACCGGTGAATATATCCCCGGATCCGAAACAGTTACAGAGATCAAGGGGCATATACAAGACATCACTGCCAAGTTACTGCAACAGCTCCCTGAAGGCGAATACTCAATAGGTGATCGACGTCTGTACACGGATGCGGATATCAAGCCCGGAGATATAGTCAGGATCACGGAGCCTGACAACTCGGTAACGGAATGGATCGTCAAAGAGCAGGAGAGAAATTACAACTTCCTCTCAAAACATCAGATAACAAGAAGGGTGTTTCTGCTAAAGCGTAAGGGCTGACTTTTCTTTATATTTTCCTTGAAGGCTAACTACTTCATGCAGTTAAATGAAGTTTTGAAACACGATACAGTATGGAGTATTTACAAATTCAGAGATCCCGACGGTAAAATAGCTGAGAAACTGAAGGCAGGAGCAAGCATTGAAGAAGTACTAAGAGAGAATCCGCATGCACTTAGAGAAATAGACATAGAGAAGGGAAATATTCTATTAAACGAAGGGATAACAGAAATTTGGAATCTTGTAATTGGCAGTTATAGGGCAGTTTCAGGCGAATCTATCGGCACAGGCGACGGAACTGCTACAACGTTCTCAGCCACGCTTGCAAATACACCCGTTAAACCCGGTTCAGTTTCGGTAACGGATGGTACAGAAACATTCACAGACAACGGAGATGGAACGCTTACAGGCTCAGCAGGCGGTTCAGGTACGATAAACTATGTGACAGGAGAGATAAGCGTCACATTCGCAGCAGCCCCAACATCAGGAGCGAGCATCACAGCAGATTATAGCTGGCTCAACGTTTTCGACAGCACAAACGCCCAGATAGGTGTTGGAGATGGCACAACAGCAGAAGATGCTACACAGACGGACTTGGTAGGAACAAACACTGCTTATGTGGGAATGGACAGCGGATATCCTTCTGTGAGCGGGCAGACCGTGAGCTTCAGATCAACGTTTGACGGAAACACGGGAAATTTCGCATGGGAAGAGTTTACAGTTAAGCATTCAGCTTCAGCAATAAATCTGAACAGAAAAGTAGTCAGCAAGGGAACCAAGGCAAGCGGGGAGACTTGGACTGTAACTCTTGAGATAACTCTGAGCTAATTTTTTGATTGTTATGATAATCCCTGAATGGAAGCGGATTCTTACAGGAGAAGAAGCATTCGAGGATTCAGAGGTAGAATCGGTAGCGAAGGAAATATTGGGAAGGATAAGAAAGACGAGTGATGTAGGAGAAATGGTAGAGTTGTATAATGATTTGGAGGAATTGATGGGAAAGGGTGAGTGGCTAACAAGAAAATACAAGAGAATCTCAAATATGCTCAAGGATGGTATGATCCACAAAGACGATGAAACATCATTACAAAACAAACAAACGAAGATAAAAGCAGTAAGAGATGAATTTGTGAGTAAATTAAAGACTAAATACGGACTATGACAAAATACTACATTGATTACACAAATGGAGATGATTCAAACACCGGAACATCTCCCGATTCTCCGTGGAAAACGATAAACAAGTTTACAAATGAAGCGAGGAGTCCGGGTGATGTAGGAGTTCTTAAATGGAATACAACATGGGTACAAGATACATCGAATATTTATTTTTTGAGTGATGGGAGTTTTGGAAATCCTATAACTTTGAGAGGATGGGATCCTGACGAGGATAACGATGACACATCAAATAGCTGGCAGAGTGCATATGATACTGGGAATAAACCAATAATTGATTTTAATGAGAGCGCATATTATTTCGCTTTAAGTGGAGATTTTTATTGGCATTTCAAAGATTTTGATGTAAAGAATAGTGGTAATACAGCTGGTGCTCAGATAGGCACAGGTGTTCAATCTGCTGACTGTTTGTTTGAGAATATTAATTCATATCATACTGGGACAACTAAAGCCAGAAATGCATTAAGTATTGGCTATCAATGTAATGTTCAGGCTATTAATTGTGAATTTGGAACTAATGGAGGCATGGCAAGAGATTCTGTTAATATCAATAGGGGTTATACGAAGTTCATAAATTGTAAATTTGATAATGCTCCTACAAGTTATTCTGGTATGCTTATATCTCATGCTGTTGTTGAATTATATGGATGTAGTTTTAATAATAATGTTACAAGAGACCTCAACCTATTATATTTTGTTGATTTAAAAGCTAAAGATTGTAGTCTTGATATTAGTACGATTAATTTCAGTAATCCAATGTCGAAATATACTAAACTTGGTTTTGAAGATTACAATGGTACGACTGGTAATCATAAAGTTCTAATGCCACACGGAGAAATCGAGAAAGACACAACCATCAAAACAGGTAATGCAGATAGCTCAATGAGAGTTACACCCAACTCCTATGTTAATGATGTTACGTATATTGAGGTTTTTGAATGGAAAATCACAGACGTTACAGCAGCACAACATACTGTTACAGTAGCAGTTAGGGGTTCTGGATGGGCTTCTTTTCCAACTGCCGATGAGCTTTACATTGAGGTTGAATACTATGACCAAACTACAGGAACACACACAACAACAGCAAAATCAACTCAGGTTTTAACAGCAAACGATACATGGACAGACTTTTCAGTTACATTCACACCAGCACAGGCAGGGGACATCTACGTGAGAGGTTATCTCAAGAAATACGAAGATGGAGATGAGGTAGTCTGGTTTAACGGTGAAGTTTCGATAACATGACAACGATAGTCTGGTCATACGGTCAATCATTTACGAAGGGGAGCTACTGGAGCTATGGTCAGCTAAGGATACTACAGGAATTCTCAGTTGGAATTACATACGTAACAGTAACAGACTCAGGAGTAGCTTCAGACTCAGTTCTCAGAGATAAATCATTCCCGATTACAGAATCAGGAGCAGGGGTAGAAATAGCTAAAGTCAACAAGACATTAAAGATAAGCGAGCTTGGTAGCAGTTTAGAGCAGATTTTGACTGATAAGAACTTAGTTTTAGCAGAAATCGGTATAGGAATTGATTCACTCTTAAGAGATAAGACTTTCTCGCTATCTGATGCAGCCTCAGGTGTAGATGCAATAACAGCAGGCAAGCTGTTCATAATCACAGACTCAGCTACTGGCTCGGAGACAATAGACGTTCTGAAGTACAAGCTGGTTGAGATTTTAGATTCTGCTATTGGTTTGGATTCAATAAAGACAGACAAGCAACTTAAAATAGAAGAGACTGGAGCATTAAGTGATTTAGTTAGAGTAAATAAAATACTGTATGTCACAGACAGCTTAACAGCAGAAGATATTACACTTGTTGACAAAATACTGACAATCTCAGATGCTGCAACTTCAATTGAGGTAGTTACATCTCAATTGCTTGTTGAGAAGATTCTGAGATTAGTATTAGAGAATAAGCATCCTCTGAATCTTGTTATTGTAAATAAGCACTTTCTCAAGCTGATTTTAGAGAATAAGGGAGGTGGTGATTAGATGGACTATTATGACAGGGGAGAGACATACATCGTTGAGATGAGAGTTTACGATGAAGATGATAATCTTGTGGATCCGGATTCTGCTACTTACAAAATAGTGGATTCTGCAGGGAATACTGTTGACGATGGGAATATGACTAAACAAGCAACTGGAGTTTACAGAGCTGAGTATGATATACCTTCAGAAGCCAATCAAGGGGAGTGGTACTCAGAGTGCACTGCAGTACTTGGCTCAAAAACAACAATCGAGAAGAAGAGATTCGTTGTCGTTTAATTTTGCTGTAATCGAAATCATAATTAATCTTAAAATAAGTTATTATTCAATGCAGATACATATATGCGAAAACAATGGTTTTTGCATGGCGGACTGTTCTCTCAGAGCTACATGCAAGAAGCAACGCATCAACTTTCTCATACATGCTGTTGTTATCGACTATGCTGAGCAGAGAGTCTATCCTGACGAATACCTCAATGAAATTGCAATCTTAAAACAAAATTTAGTTGATTCGGAGAGAAAAAAGCTCAGGGAAATTGCCACTACTCTTTCTCACAGTTTAAGGTTGTATAATAAGAATAATCTGGAAATAATTGAAGTGTAGGGTTGCCACCATGACAAAAAGCGTAGAGAATTATTTAAGACAGAAACATGGAAAATGGTATCTTGTCAAAAGATATCGTGAAGGTGAAAAGAGAAGAGAAAAATGGACAAGGCTTGATGAGGCCTCTCTCAAAAACTTACTTGCTGCGGTTAATGTTAAGATGCAATTGAGTCAAGAAGTGGTAGAAGTCCCCTGTATGAACCCATTCTGCTCAAACAAAGTTCTTATGACACCCCAGCAAAAGCAGGATTTACTTATTTCCTTCAAGAAGAAGTACGATAAACTCGTTTTGATATGCTGTTCTAAAGAGTGTCAGAAGAAAGTATCAGATCTACTGCAGCAAAACTGACTTTCGTTTTTATTTTAACTTTCAAAATATTTGTTCATGGAGGATATAATAGTTTATGCAGCTGGTTTGGGAATATCTTTGCTCACTGCAGCAGGATTTGCTGCAAAGTGGAGGAAAGCAAAGAGATTGCTCAAGGAAAGTGCTGAGCTTCTGACAGCGATAAGCAATGCTGTAGAAGATGACGAGATTACGAAGGAGGAAGTTCGGGAGATAATCAAGGAAGGCAAGGACATAATTGATGCTTTGAAAAATGAGACTGCTTAATTTTCTAAAGCGGTTACTTTGCGATTGCGATAAAGAGAAAGAAAACGTGGGCAGGAAAGACAACGATAACGACAACGAAATCGGCAAGAGAATCAAAGTTTACATTGAGCCAACACTCGACAGAGATAAAATCCTGAGAGCACTTAAGCTTGTGCCATCGTACTGGAGATTTTCAATAGAGGAATGGAATGAATCAAAATTTGAAGAATTGAGATTTGAGGGCTGGGAGAACTTTCCATTTCCGAAACAAAGTAATGAAATGACAATCATTGATGGAGCTGTTAGAAAAGTTAAGAAAGCTGGTGGTTGCTGGGACAGTCGTGTGGGTGTTGCTGTTTTCGGCTGGGAAAACACTTTGATATTAGGGTTAAGGATATGGCATGAGCTGCTGCACACAGAAAAGCTGTTAGCAGACGATATGATGAGAAATCCTGATTTTATTTACTGGCTACCAAAATTATGGAAGGCTCAGTACAGAGAATACGCAAGAGACCATGACAGCTTATGGGAACTTGTCTATTACTGGTACTTGATGAGGAAGCTAATCTAATGTTAGTTGTGTAAGAAGATGTAAATGACAGTCAAAGACATTAATAATATTCCCAAACTGTTGAATGATCTTGATGCTATTCTGGAAAGAGTAGCTAAGAAGGTTGGAAGCCATTTACAGGCCAAGCTTACTGAAATGATTAGAAAACAATGGTCGGGATGGAAGCCACTGAAACCAGCAACAATTCGAAGAAAGATGAAAACTAAAAGCTACATGAATCCTGATAAGATATGGGTACATACTGGCTCTTTATTCCAGCTAATAACTTATACTGTCGAGGGTAGAATCCCCAAGGTTGTTAAAGTAGGAATTTTCAACCACGAGAGAGGCCTTGTTGCACACTTCCTTGAATTTGGTACGGAGCATATACCTGAACGCCCTCTCTTCAGACTGATTTTTGACCTTGAGAAAGAGAAAGTTGAACAGCTTATTATTGAAGAAATAAACAAAGAGCTTGAGCGATATCTGATTTAGCTATTTAAAAGCTTTGAAAGATTACCATTATGCAGGATACAGAGACCAGTGAAATGCTCGGCAGGATTGATGAAAGAACAAAGATGATCCTTGACAAGCTTGACATTCACTGCAAACGTTTGGACAATCACGAGGAACGCATCGAGAGACTAGAACGATGGAAAGCTTATGTGCTGGGTGCTGCGGCTGTAATTGCATTTATAGTTTCAGCACTCTGGAGGTGATGAATGCTCCCTTCTGATCTTAAAAATCAAATCTTCCAAAGTCTTCCCAAGTCTGTTGTAATTGATTCAACTCAATATCAAGCATGGATTGATTATGCAGACCGCATTAACGTTTCTGATAAGTTAGAAGATAGTCCAATTGTTGTAACACTTCGCTATTTTGCTGATAGAAGAGATGAGCGTCATTCTCCAGTAAACCAGCTCTTCAAGAAGGAGATAGTAGACCCGGACATCCAGTACACCAAGGGAGAGAGAGCACAGATAACACTTTCAATCAATGTGCATGCTCAAAATGATATCAATACTCCAGCTGCAGATATCATTGATGCCTATGTGGACCAGTTGCTCGTGTGGTACCTCAGAGATCTCCCAGCAATTGATAGCATCGAGGTCGTTGGCAGATCTGAAATCAACGATTTAACATATCTCGCAGAGAAATCAGTGAGAAGGCAGTTTGACATCCTCCTGAGATACGTTGTAGAGTACCAGAAGACCGTGACAACCATAGAGGAAGTTGATTACACAACAGAGGTGCAGTGATGGAGGGTTGGAGATTTGAATACCACAGCCAGATAAGAATTCATGAAAATAAAGATGTAGATATCACCATTATACGAGATGATAAGAATCCTGAAGCTGTGATCATCATCAAAACACGTTATCAGCTGCAAGGTGGTTATTCAATCGAGCAGATGACTCTGACTGAAGATGAATTCTTCCAGTTAGTAGATATAATAAAACCACTGTTGGAAAGAGTTGAGGAGCTCGCACCTGATATTAAGCCGGTGTAGCATAGTGGCTTAATGCGGGAGGTTTGTAACCTTCAGATCCCCGGTTCAAATCCGGGCACCGGCTTCCGATGCATCGGAGCGTGCTGAGGGTTGGGTAGGTGATAGGGGAAGCACGCCGTTTTCTGACTTTTCTTTTTATATTCCCGTGACGGTTTATCTTATAAGAAAGCCAAAATAATTTTGTTAGAGCCTATTGAAGGAAAAGAATAACTTGACTTTTGTTTAAATACTTTCCTCAGCGAGCTTTAATCATGTGTCCAGATATAGGAGATGCAATAACAATAAATGTTGTAACTGAGGAAGTAACCAGAGCGGCAATAGAATGGGGCACTCCAGCAGTTGTTGGAGAATCTGATTACACTTCAAAGAACTCTCCCAAACTGTATGCGAGTCTTGATGCTGTCAAAACAGATCACGGTGAAACCTCTAACGTTTACAAAGCAGCTCAGGCAATTTTCGCACAGGGGATAAGAAGGCTCTATGCAGTTGCTATTGATGCGGCAGTTCCTGGAAGTCCAACAGCTACGGAGGTTCAGACAGCTTTGAATACATTAGCCTCGTATGCTGAAAATAAGGAGATTCATGGTGTCTGTTGTGCAGGAATTACAGATACAACTCTTCTTGCAGAGCTTAAGTCATTTGCTGACTCAAATAACGTAATCTTTACTGCTACCAACGCTAATGGAGACTCAGTGAGTACAATTACTACAGCTGTAGGAAACTTATCTTCTTCAAATGGGTTCTTCTTAGCTCACAACGATTCTGATACAACGGAAGACGTAGCTGCAGCAGCTCTTGGAGTTCTCATGGCACTTAAGCCATGGGAGACAGCATTTTGGCGGGCTATAAATACCGACGTGGACGAGTATTTTGCCCCTGGAGATGTGCCAACTCTGGAAAGTGGTAAAGCAAATGTCATTTTGAATTTAGCAGGAGCAAACAGAATATCAAACGGTCTGACAACCGGGGGAGATCCTAAGTTCATTGATATTACGAGGACGAAGTACTACACTGTTACTGCCATACAGGATTCAATTGCAAATCTAAGACTCAGGATGGCAAAAATTCCCTGGAGTGATGCAGGGCTTGAATATGTTAGAGGGGCTATTGCATCAGCTCTCGAGTCAATGGTTAGGGATGGAGCCTTAAGCAGCTATGACATTGTAATGCCTTCACTTGACTCAATTCCTGAAGCAGACAGGCAGAACCGCAAACTTACTGGAGTACAGGTTACAGCGACGCTTGCAGGAGATATTCATGAGTTCAGCTTGAATTTGACAATACAGGTGTGAGGTGGTTGTGATGGCAGTTAAAAAATGGAAGGCTGAAGAGATTTCCGTGCATGTTGGAGGGGTTGAGATCACTGAGTTCTTAGGATTCGAAGCAGATCCTGGAAAAGAGATATCACATATTGAAGCGTTTGATGGAGTAGCAGGCTACAACATTAAAGCAGAGAAGCCCACATGGTCTCTCAAGTGCAGGATAACATCTGATGCGTTAAATCAGCTCGAAGAGACGTACAACGACGAAGAGATCATAACTGTAACAGTTGCCACGCCAAACTTGACAATTAACTGCTATGATGCAATAATTAAGAGCATCAAACCTGCAGAAATAAGCGATGAAGCTCCGGAGGTTACGATTGAGGGCTTGGCGTTGAGAGTGGAGAGGAAGTGGAGTTAATTTAATTTATATGTGATTCTATTTTATTTAGCCCTTAAATCGAACCCAGTGTGATGATGAAAATAAATATGTCATATCGATATGTCATATTAAAATCAATTTTGTAATACAATATTCCAAAATTCCGAATTATGT